ACAATAGAAGACGGCCCCCGCACCGCAATCTTTGCGTTCACCAACGTCAGCGACGGCACAGGCGAATCTGCTGTGACCAAGATCGACGTGTCCGCTCTCTCCAATAACCCCGTTGATAATGGCGCATGTACCAGCGTGAACATTGAGCGCGTTTGGTATTCAACCATTGGCATGGGTGTTGAGATTTTGTTTGACGCGACGGCAGACGTTTTAGCTTGGGAGCTTCCTGCTGACTACTCAGACTCACTGGACTTTTCCTCTTTTACGGGCATCCGCAACAATGCTGGATCCGGTAAGACGGGTGACATTAAGTTTACGACCGTAGGTCACACTAATGGCGACTCTTATACAATCGTCCTGCAAGTAAAAAAGAACTACGGCTAATGCGGCTGTATTACAAGAAGGGCGGCAAAACAAAGTCGAAGGTAAATGAAGCTGGAAACTACACTAAGCCCTCTTTACGGAAGCGGCTATTTAACAAAATCAAAGCTGGGGGAAAAGGCGGTAAGCCGGGGCAGTGGTCAGCAAGAAAGGCCCAAATGCTCGCAAAGCAGTACAAAGAGGCTGGCGGAGGCTACAAGGACTAATGGCGCTCAAAAAACCGCAAAAGTCACTCAAGAAGTGGACAAAGCAGAAGTGGCGCACAAAGTCCGGCAAGCCGAGCACCCAAGGCTCGAAAGCGTCGGGCGAAAGGTATTTGCCTGAAAAAGCGATTAAGTCTTTGTCTTCTAGCGAGTATGCCGCCACTACCCGGAAGAAGCGTGCAGATACCAAGAAAGGCAAACAGCACTCTCAGCAACCCAAGAAGGTTGCCAAAAAGACGGCGAGGCATAGGAAGTAATGCGACAGTATTACAGCAAGGGCGGTCGAGTCGATAAAAAAGCGATGTCCTGCAATAAGCCAAAGCGGACGCCAAATCATCCGAAAAAGTCGCACATCGTAAAGGCATGTGAAGGCGGCAAGGAAAAGGTGATCCGCTTTGGCCAGCAGGGCGTCAAGACCAATCAGACGGTTGGTCAGCGCAAGGCGTTTAAGTCGCGTCATGCCAAGAACATAAAAAAGGGAAAGATGTCTGCGGCCTACTGGGCGGACAAGGTTAAATGGTCGCCCAGCAAGACCAAGTCTCAATCCAAGAAATGGAAGAAAGGTAGCTGACATGGCGATTAGCAGGGCGCAGGCATCAAAGCAAACCCAAGACGCACCGAGATCCAGAAAGAAGCAGGACAAGGTCAGCAAGGTAATGCGTGAGTTTGAGGCCGGCAAGCTAAAGTCCGGCGGATCAAAAAAGAAAGTGACCGACAAGAAGCAGGCTATTGCCATTGCCTTGTCTGAGGCCGGACTTAGCAAGAGAAATGGCGGTACCGTACCAAAACCAAAGTGTAGGAACGGTATAGCTGTTCGCGGAAGAACCAGAGGGCGGGTTGTATAAATGGCTACGAGCGGAACGACCGGCTTTACTCTTGACCTGTCAGACATTATCGAAGAGGCGTATGAGCGTGCGGGCCTTGAGCTACGAAGTGGCTATGACTACAAAACTGCTCGCCGCAGTCTTGATCTGCTCATGCTTGAGTGGCAAAACCGGGGCCTTAATCTCTGGACGGTACGGGACACCACGGTGGCTCTTGTTGCGGGGACGGGATCGTACAACCTTAGCGCTGACAAGTTAGATATTATCGAGGGACTGCTTCGCACGGACGCAGGAGATAGCTCCAAGCAGTCTGACTTGACCATGCAGAGAATCTCTGTCAGCCAGTACGCGCATCAGACGAATAAATTAGCCCAAGGGCGCCCTTTGCAATACTATGTTGAGCGCAAGCCAACGGGTATTACTGTGCACTTCTGGCCAGTGCCGGACGCCACAACCAGCTACACCTTTGCGTACTACTACATGGAGCGCATTGAGGATAGCGGAAGCCCTGCTTCTAATAACATGGATGTGCCGGCTCGTTTCCTTCCCTGTCTGGTTGCGGGGCTGGCATATCAAATTGCCAGCAAAAGGCCGGAGGCGCTACAACTAGCTCCAACCTTGAAGCAGGTTTATGAAGAGCAATGGAGCTTGGCGGCAGACGCGGCAAGAGAAAAGGCGTCTTTGTATGTGGCACCCGGAGGCTATAACGACCTATGAGCAGTTATGCCAAGGGGAAGCACGCATTCGGGTTTTGCGACAGGACGGGTTTCCGCTATCCGATCAGAGACCTTGTCAGGCAAATTGAAGATGGGCGCTGGAATGGCCTACTGGTTGGTCGGGATGTGGTTGATCAAGATCAGCCTCAGCTCAAGCTAGGAGATGTCAATGCAAGCGATCCTCAGGCGCTTAGGTTCCCAAGGCCAGACAATAGCCTTGACGAAAGCAGATCATTGTCCGCTTTTGATCCGGTTGGCGGCGGCAATACTGCTCTTGGTAGTAGGACTGTTGGCCTCGACATGGCCGGACAAGTAGGCCGCGTCACGGTGGAGATATCCTGATGGCTTTTACCTATACCACGCTGAAGCAGGCGATTCAGGATTATGTTGAGTCAACGGAAACCAGCTTCGTTAACAACCTGCCAACGATCATTACGCAGGCTGAAGACAGGATACTGAAGCGATGTCAGTTGCCAGACTTCAGGCAGAATGTCACGGCGAATATGACCTCCGGAAACCAGTATCTTGCAATGCCGTCAGATTTCTTGACGCCGTACTCTCTTGCAATAGACAACTCTGGGTACGACTACCTGCTCTTTAAGGATGTCAACTTTGTTCGTCAGGCATACCCGTCATCTTCTACTACGGGCACTCCAAAGTGCTACGCAATCTTCAGCGACACTTACTTTTTGATCGGGCCGACCCCGGACAGCAATTACGCGGTAGAGCTTCATTACTTCCATAAGCCGGAGTCCATCACGGTCGCGTCTTCTGGAACGAGCTGGCTTGGCGACAATGCCGAGTCTACTTTGCTTTATGGCTGTCTTGTTGAGGCGTATACCTATCTCAAGGGAGACGCCGACCTCATGCAGTTATATGCTCAGCGTTACGAAGACGCCATATCAAGGTTGGAGGAGCTGGGTGAGGGTTATAGCACCACGGACAGTTACCGTAGCGGCGCAGTGAGGAAGCCTAGAAGCTAATGCTGGAGTTGAGCGTAGGCACCGTTAGCGTCCAAACCACCAGTAATAGAGGCTTTACTCCGGAAGAGGTTGCGGAGAGGTGTCTCGATAAGATTATTAGCGTGTCGGAATCCGCCCCTCAGGCTTTGCGGGATCAGGCGCTGTCTTATCGGAAAAGCATCCGCGCTGTTTTGCTTTATTACATGAAAGAGGCGATCAGCAGTGATCGCACCACTATTTATAACGCTCTGGTTGATGCAGGGCAAAAAGACCTAGCCGAAGCTATCAGGAGACTTTAAATGGCATTTACCGGAAACTACATGTGTACCTCCTTTAAGCAGGAGCTAATGGAGGGTGTACACAACTTTAAGCTGTCGGGCGGTAGCACTTTCAAGCTGGCAATGTATGACAACAATGCCAGCTTTACTGCGGCGACCACGGCCTATACCGCGACAGACGAGGTTAGCGGCACGGGGTACAGTGCAGGCGGTGGCACCCTAACTCGGGTAGATCCGACCACCTCCGGCACAACGGCGTTTACGGACTTTGCTGACCTCACGTTTAGCACAGCTACTGTGACTGCTCGCGGGGCCTTGATCTATAACGACTCGGCGGCGGGCGATCCCAGTGTTGTGGTTTTGGATTTTGGCTCTGACAAAACATCTACAGCGGGCGACTTTACTATTGTTTTCCCTACTGCGGATGCCAGTAACGCGATTATTCGGATAGCGTAATGACCGATGTCGTCGTCCCATTAACCGGCTGGGGCAGAGGCGCGTGGAGCGATCTTGGCTGGGGCGAAGGCAGTGTTACCAATGCGGGGGCTACGGGTAATGTAGGCTCCGTCACAGTAATAGCAGAGGCGAATATCCCTGTCACAGGGTTGGAGGCGACCGCTAACGTAGGGTCTGTTACTGTACAAGCCAACGCAGATGTAAGTGTAACTGGCTTAGAAGCCACTGGCGTAGTTGGCGCTGTCACTACATCAAGCGACGCAAACGTTAGTGTAACCGGCGTTTCCGCAGAGGCTATAACACCAGCGGGCGGTGGCCCGGCATTTACGGCAGATGGAAACGCACAGCTTTCCACCGCCCAAGCTAAGTTTGGCCCATCTTCACTATTGCTGGATGGCACGGACGACTTTGTAACTTCTGACAACAACATTGACCTAAGTTCCGGTGATTTCACAGTAGATATGTGGATTCGTCCGACAAATGTTACAGGCTACAAAGGTTTGTGGCAGTCAGGTACAAGCTCTCTGCTTAATGTGTATTTGATTGGAGATCAGGTTCAAGGCACTGTTGCAGGGTCAACAACACTCTTCTTATCTAGTACCAGAAT